GCAGCGATTGAGTCAGGTTTTCTTCAATGACATCCTCCGAGTTGCCAGCCAATATGAAACTCGCAGCAATGTTACCGCAGTCGAGTGGGACCTCCGTAAGTCGGAATCCCTCGTTATGCTCGGTCCTGTTCTCGAACGAATCGATGACGAGGTCCTTAAACCCATCGTCGAACGAGTCTTCGCTATCGCTAACCGAGCCGGAATCCTTCCCCCACCTCCACCAGAAATCCAGGGCCATATGCTAAACATCGAGTTCGTCTCGATGCTCGCCCAAGCCCAGAAGGCCACAGCAGCTGCTGGCATCGAGAGGCTACTCCAGTTGACCGGCGGCTTGGTTGGAGTAAAGCCTGAAGTCATGGATAACATCGACACCGACGAAGCCATTGATCAATACTCTAGCCTACTCAATAATAGTCCGAAGATCATCCGCAGCCCCGAGGAACTCGCGCAGATCCGCCAACAACGTGCTCAGCAACAGCAACAAGCCCAACAAGCCCAGATCGCTCAGCAACTCTCTCAAGGTGCCAAGAACCTCTCTGGCACCGACGTTGGTGGTGGCCAGAACGCCCTCCAGGCCATGCTGGGTCAAGGCGGAGGCCAAGGACAATGACAGACCTAGTCTCTAGTTGCATCGTCATTGCCATTCTAATCGCCATCGGTCTCATAATAACCAACTGGGATCCAGACTAATGTCAAACGTCATCGGCCTTAATGGAATAACACCGCCCGAACCCAACGGGGCAAATCCAGACATTGTCGAGATTCTTGAGCAGCAGCTTGATAAAGCTCGCTCTGGTGATCTGCAAGCCATAGGTATAATAACTGTACACCGTGATGACTGCGTCTTTACATTGAGCCGTGGCTATGGCAAGAAACATATTCTTGTTGCTGGCTGCGAATATCTTAAACACGATTTGTGTGCACAATAATGTACGACGCCTCCAACCGCAAAGACATCCGCGAAGCCGAGAAAGCCGCTGCACGTATCGAGCGTGACCGAATCGAATTCCTCACAGCCGCCCTCAGCACTGTCCAGGGTAGGACGTGGTTCTATCACTTCCTCGAAGACAGCCATCTGTTCTCGGATCCATTCTCCGGCGACCCCTATCGGGAAGCCTATCTCAAAGGCGAACGCAACGTCGGGCTCCGTATCTTCGCCGAAATCTCCCAGCACTGCCCCAACCAGTACATTCAAATGATAAAGGAAGCCAATGAACGACTCAATCACGCAGCCGCCCGCAGCGAATACCGAAGCGGCCAGAACTCCAGACGGGACCTTGAAGGACGCAGCGCCGCCGGTGACCCAGACCCAGACGGAGCCGAACCCGAGTTCAACCTCTACGAACCTGAGCCAACCCAATGACACAACCACTCAACCCACCGGCGGCGCCCCAGACAAATACGACTTCAAGCCCCCGCAGGGTGCAGCGCTTGATGACACCGTCATCGCCGCCGCCACTCCCATCTTCCGAGAACTTGGTCTCTCACAAGCTGCTGCCGACAAACTTGTCGACTTTTACAACCAGCAAATGAAAGCGGTCGCTGACACCGGCGCCAAGGCTGTCCTAGCCATGCGCGAGAAGTGGGTCACCGAGGTTCGGTCCGATCCCGAAATGGGCGGTAAGCTTGAATCCATCAAGGCTGATGTTGGCCGCGCCCTAGATACTCTAAACGACGCCAAGCTCATTCAAGATTTCAAAACAGCTATGGACCTAACCGGTGCTGGTGACAATCCAGCCTTCGTCAAGGCCTTTTGGAAACTATCACAGCGAGTCATCGAGGGCAAACCTGTCACTGGTGGCAGCCCGAGCCCCCATGGTCAAGTTGCCAGTGGTCAAACTCACCGGCCAACCCTTGCGCAGGCCATGTATCCGTCGCTGGCTAGAACCGACCAGTAATCAAATCTGCATCCACTCACCACCCAGGCCCCGTTGTGGGATGAACGGCAACCGCCCAGACTGGATATGAGCCGAACCAGTATACTCCCAATGAAAGGACAAACCTAATGGCTACCCTAAATATCGGCTCAACCGCTCTCACGTACGGTGATTGGGCCAAACGCATGGACGACGGCTACCGCGTCGCCTCCATCATCGAACTCCTCTCTCAGACCAACGAAATCCTTGACGATATGCTCGTCATGGAAGGCAACCTCCCTACCGGTCATAAGACCACCGTCCGCACCGGCCTTATTCAGGGCACGTGGCGCTTGCTCAACACCGGCGTCCCGAATGCCAAGTCGACCACGGCGCAGATTGTCGATACCTGCGGCAACCTCGAGACCTATGCGGTTATCGACAAGGACATTGCCGATCTCAATGGCAATACCCCGGAGTTTCGACTCTCTGAGGTTAAGGCTTTCCTCGAAGGTATGTCCCAACAGGTTGCCTCGACCCTGATCTACGGCAACCAGGGTGTGAACCCTGAACGCTTTACTGGTTTTGCTCCTCGATACAGCACGAAGAACACTTCCAACTCCCAAACCGCCAATAACGTTCTCGATGGCGGTGGCACCTCTTCCACCAACACCTCGATCTGGATCGCCACGTGGGGCAACGACACTCTCCACGGCACCTTCCCCAAGGGCAAGATCACCGGTCTCCAGCACCGCGACATGGGTGAATGGCCGGTCTCAGACGCCTCGGGCAACACCTATCAAGCCTATCGCGATCACTTCAAATGGGAAATCGGCCTGGTTCTCCGCGACTGGCGCTACGTCGTCCGCATCGCCAACATCGATGTGACCCAACTAACCGGTGTCTCGGCGGCGAACCTGATCAACCTCCTAGTCCGCGGCCTCTAGCGCCTGCCCACCGCCCCAGCCGCTGCCACCTCGATCCAGACCTCCGACACTCCTGAGGTCCGCGCCAACATGGGCCGGGTTGCTATCTATTGCAACCGAGTGGTCCGGACCTATTTGGACCTACAGGCAATGAACAAAACTAATGTGCTGTTGAGGTTGGAGGAATTTGATGGTAAGGTGGTAACTACGTTCCGCGGCCAAGTCGTCCGCACGGTGGACGCCATCCTCAATAACGAAGCTCAAGTGGTTTAAGGAGAACCCACAATGATCATCGACGGACTGCTTCTCTTCACCGGCACTTCTAACGGCTCAACCGGCGGCGTGGGTTTCGGCACCTACACCGACCTTCCCACCTCCGGCACGACCTACTCGGCCAACGTCCTTGACCTTGGCATGGCCGGTCTCCCCGCCTCCTCAGGCACCAACGCAACCGGTGCTGGTGGTGGCGCACGCGACATCGGTGTGGGCGACGACCCTGCCCTCAAGGTTCTGGTCGACGTCACCGTCGCCTTCAACACCCTCACCAGCATCCAGATCATCCTGCAGGGTACCCACGACAACGGCAGCGGCGCCCCCTACGCCACCGACTGGACTACCATGGTCTCCGGTCCAGTCATTGCTCTTGCCAATCTAGTGGTCGGCGCTCGACTCCTTGACTGCGACGTGCCTCGTCCAGCCACCGGTCAAGCTATGCCCCGCTATCTACGTCTCGGTTACGTGGTCGTGGGCTCAGCCAACACTGCCGGCCTCGTCAATGGCGCCCTCGTCATCGACCGCTTCGACCAGGTTGGCTCACAGGGTCCATACCTCTCCGGCTACCAAGCCGGTATCACTGTCGCCAACTAAGGAGCCCAGCGCCATGAAGAAACTTCTTCTCACTTCGGCGCTGATGCTGGGGCTCGCTGCCCCAGCATTCGCCCAGGTCAATACTGTTCAACAGGTTGGCCTTACTACCGGCTACCTGCCCAAGGTCACTTATTCATCTTCGTTCTTCGGTCTTGTCCCACCTGCTTCGGCCACTGACGTTCTCTGTATTGCAGCCTCCTCAACCAAGACGGTTCGTGTTGACCGCTTTGTAATTGGTGGTTCTGGCACGGCTGTTTCTCTACCGATTCAAGTCGTCCGCCGAGTCTCGCTTGACACTGGTGGTACCATCGGCACCACCACCGCCAACCCTGGCATCACCACACAGATCGCTTCTCGTGACACCGGCCTCGCCACCAATGCCTCCGCTACAGCAGCGTTGGTTTCCTACACTGCGGTCCCCACCATCAACGACTCGTCGCCTGTCTATGTTGACTCTGCTATGTTAGGCGTGGTCGCCACTACGGTTGGTGCCCCCACTCCCATGACCGTCTTCGACTGGAGCCGAGATATTGAAAACAATATACAGGTGCCGACCTTAGTCAAGGGTTCCACCCAGCAACTCTGCGTCAACTTTGGTGCTGTATCTACCACCGCATCTCTCAACGGTCAAATCACCTGGACGGAGGAATAACCACATGGCGCGTTGGAAACTAGTCGAAGCCCACTATCTCCAGACCGTGGACCCGGTGGAATGGGAATACTCCGAAGTTAACCGCTCCACCGGCAAACAGGTTCGCAAGCGATTCCATGTTCCCCGCTTGCTCGACCCCAAGGACCCCAGCGACTGGACTACCCGCTGGGGTGATCGGGATAATTCAGACGGCGAAGTCATCGTCTGCCTTCCTGGCAAGGGCGAGAAGTCCGACATCGAGTTCCTCGGCGATCCCACTCCCGGTATGTCCCCGATCGACGACGAAGCCATTGAGATCTCCAAATCTTTCGAAGCCCAATGGTCCTACAAACCTGAAACAGCCGAGGTCACCTACTCGCAGTCCCTCGTCGATAAGTTCGAGGCTGAGAAGTCGGACCTTGAGGCTAAACCCTCCACGGTCCAGGTCGAAGGTCTCAGCGATCTAGTCGCCGCCATCGCCGCCCAATCCAAGGCAATGGCCGACCTCCTCACCCAGCGAAGGGTCTAACCCATGGCCACCACCTCTGGTTTCAGTGCATCTCCAATCGGCCCCACCTCAGGCGGAAAGGTTTATGCATTCAACAATCTAACCACCTCCCCGCAGGTGGTGGCCCCTGCCGATCAATACCGTACACAGATCACCTTCGACAATCCGGGTACGGTGGATGTCTTTGTGGCACCGAGTTTGGTGCAAGCGAATAACTCGATCCCCACTTCAATCACCAATTCCACCTTGACTCCAACCACCTCGGCCCTCGGTGGCTGCTATCGCATCTACGCCAACGGTGGCACACGTACCTTCACCGGCGAATGCCAAGGCCAATGGCAGGCCTTCGCTGCATCCGCGACTGGCAACCCTCTAACGGTGACTGACAGCCATGTGTGATCTCAAGAAACTCTTCATCCTTGGTGCATTGCTCCTCGCCACACCGGCCGCCGCACAGACCTGCCCCACCCGTCCGGTTGGCGACAACTCCAACGCCTGCGCCAGCACGGCGTTTGTAAATCAAAATACCATTAATAGCCTCCCAAATCCGCTGAATATTGGCGGCAACGCCATGACGTTCCCCGGTGCTCCGGCGACGCTGCTTTATAATGGAGGCCCTGGATTTACTCAAACAGGTGTTATTGAGTCTAGTAATTTGCTGCGTCCAATAACGACCGATTTTGTACCTGGGAGTGTCGGTAGTTTTCTCAACATTCTTATGGGAGCGTCGACTGGCAATACCTACGCAGAAATTCAAGCTTATACGGGCGGCGGGGTGAGCGCCGGAAACCTTCTTCTCAATCCCATTGCCGGCAATGTAGGCATTGGACCGGGGGCTACGTCACCTACTGCGGAATTGATGATTGGGCCGCCAACTAATTCAACTACGCAAGGTCTCGCAATCTCACAAACTGGCCCAACCGCAGGGTCTTATGCAACTCCTGTTTATCTGAATCAAACATTTGCCACGTTCGGTGCGGCCGTGACGGGGATAACCCCAATCCTCGCGATGGAGCAAAAGACGCTGACAATTGGAGCAGGGTATTCTGGTACGGAAGCCTTCACACTATCGGTCGGCATCGTCACTAGCGCCGCGACGACGACGACGAGCGACCTTGACGCAATCTCTTCTGGTGTTGATCAAGAGTATACCGGATTAAGCCGACTATACGGCACTACGGCTGCCGTCACAGTCGGAGCGGCCGGATCAGCCCCAGATATGATCGGTTTTGAGATTGGAATGTCCCAGAACAACGCAACAACAAGCGCTGTTCCGCGCCGTTATGGGTTGAATATTGACGATTACGGCATCTATCAAGCAGGAACGCTCGACACGGCAATCTCAGTTCAGTGTGGTGGCGCGAGCACCGGGTGCTGGAAACATCTTATCTCTTTGACTACCGAAGGCGGGACTTTGTTTCATGCCCTCGATCCGTCTGCTGACATAGTATACTCGGAAAGCACGGCGACGATAGCCAATGTGTTGAACTTGGCAAACGTCACTGTGACAGGCGACATTCTCAACTTCCCGCACGTCACGCTGACTGGCGCTGGTACATTGACGCTTAATGGTATGATCAATGTTACCAGTACCTCGCCGGAAATCAATCTTAATATGGCAGCATCGACGCAATCTGCTGCATTCGTCTCAACTATGGCTGGCAACAATAGATGGGACTTTTTACTTGGTAACGGCACTGCGGAAAGCGGTGGCAACGCGGGTTCTGATTATCAGCTAAATGCCTTCAGCGACGCTGGGTCATTTATTGGCGATTGGTTACTAATCCTCCGCTCTAATGGTGCGGCCACATTCGGGTCAACGGTGGCTTCAATCAGCACGACGACGGGCGGCATCATTGATAATGGCGGCCTCGGTGTCGCGGGGTCTGGTTACTTTGGAGGCGTGGTTGCGACGGCCGGTTATGCCATTGCATCCCTGCCTTCGTGTGCAGCGGGAACGAGAGGTGCGCGGGCCTACATCACTAATGGACAGACGACGCCGACGTTCCTCGGAACGGTTTCGACGACGGGAGCGGTGATCGCCCCCGTGTTTTGCAACGGAACGAGTTGGCTCTATGGGATGCTTGATATCCCAGCCAGCGATAATCTCGTCAATATGGAGAGGGCCGTATGATGAAGCGAATTGTGATTCTGACTGCGTTGGTTGCCAGCCCTGCATTTGCACAGCAAATGGCGACTGACCCCATTGCCGTAACCTACGCACAGTTGCTCAGCGAGGCGAACGGCCGTGTCGTGGGACTCTCGGCGGAGGTCGCTAAGAAGGAGCTGATTAACGCTGATTTGCAAAAACAACTTGATGCCATTAAACCAAAGGACAAACCTGATGCCAAGTAAATCCCCATCCCAAGCCCGCCTCATGGCCGCGGCCGCCCACACCAAAGGCGGCTTCGGTGGTGTGTCCGAAAAGGTCGGTAAGGAATTCAACATAGCCGACAAAGGCAAAGGCATGATCAAACTCAAGAAGAAAGGTAAATAACCGTGACCGATGAGGAGCTTCAGATACTCAAAAACATCGCTAGGGACATCGCCCAAATCCGATCGTCCTTGATCCAATCCAACAATGCCGAGGCCGATGCTGAGTCTGAGGTTCCCGAAAAGATTCGCCGATTTGCTATGTACATGCACGACATCCATGACATGCTTAACTTCTACCGCGAAGGCGGCCACGAAGCTCCACCCCATGTCAAAGCAGAAGCTGAGCGATGCGATGACCGCCTTCGCCATTTGTTGGAGGATCTCAACACCGACACCGGCGCATTCGAACGAGTTCGTCAAGAAATGACCCAGCGCTCAGGCAATCGCTGGCCATTGAATCGGCAGTTGCCCAAGACCGGAGAATGAAATGAAACAGGGAACCGCGAATCAACACATTGTCGATGGGGCCAAGGCTGTTGCGCCAAAGTCCAAATCGGTCAGCCTAGCCGCTGTGTCCGACCTTGGTGCGCATCAGGTACGAACCAAATCTGTCAAACTCTACGATGGCCGTGGCTATGAAGCCCCGGTAGCCAATCGCCAGAACCACCCCCGAGGCAGTCAAGGAAAACACTAGGAGAATTACAATGGATATCAACGCACTACTCACTTTGCTTACACTTTCCGAAAAACTCCAGGGCCATCCTCGGCTGTCTGGCATGAAGACTCTTGTTGATGAACAGATCAACAAGATGCAGATCGACTCTGATGAAGAAGTTAAGCGATTGTATGCTGATCGTAAGGCTTATCAAGACAAGATCGCTGCTGAGCAGGCAGCTATCGTGCAGGGTCAGACCGTAACGCAGCGTGCAGTTGGTGCGCATGAACGTGTCGACCAAGTTGAGTTCGACAAGCAGCAAGCCGAACGTGACGCTGCGACCATCTCCGAAGCGGATAAGTTTGCTGCTGACCAGCCCAAGACTGACGCTGAGGCTCGGGTGTTGGCAGAGCAGAATGTTAATCCCGGCACTGGTCCTCGGGCCATTCCCGCCAGTCCCGCTATTGAACCATTCGCCCCGCCGGAAGGCTCATCGAAGTGGCTTGAGGAACGTAATGCGAACTCGACGTTCAACAACAACCCAGTCCCGGCTCCGTATGCTCCTCAGACTGAGTCCCCACTTATAGGCACTCCCGTCTCGCCCAGCACCACTCCTAACAGCACTCCCACCGGTAGGAGAATCTAATGGCGAAAGATATTCTTTCTGAATATGGCCCCGAGTCCAAACCCGGCGACAAGCGAGCTACCTCTGGCGGTGTTAAGGAAGTTAAGGAACTTCCATATTCGCCGCCAGTGGGTCCCAAGAACAAAACCGACGTTGGCGCTAGCGGTACCAACCACGGTTGTTGTGGAACTCAGGGAAAGCACTAAGCTATGACCACCCTCACGGACATTGCGAATCGCGCACTACAGGTCCCCGGCACACGCACGTCCGTAACTGACGCTGAACTTGCTGGAAATCTAACAAACGAGGCTTTGCAACTAAACCTCTGCATGACCAACATTCGCCGGCGCTTGCTGCGAATGGCACCGTGGAATTGTTCAGTCAAAGCAGCGAATCTAGTCTACATCACCTCATCGCCGGGGACCCCTGAGAATACCTCCGCGCCCACGACCCTGTGGCAGCCCGGACAGCCCGTCCCACCGTGGGCCTATGAATACCAATACCCCGTCGACTGTGTTCGCCCTTGTTGGATGATCCCAGCAACCCAAACCGGATTCGCTGGTGGTGTGCCGATCACCACCGCGGTTACTGGGGGAGCGTCCAGCTTCTGGCAAGGTCCCCCAGTCAAATACAAAGTTCAAACCGACACCTTCTACCCAGTAACGGCCGCCGCTGTTGTCAATGGAGGAACTGGTTATGGAGTCGGCGATCTCATCACCCTCCCAGCTGGACCAACGACCAGTCCTCCCATCGGCGCCCCGGTTCAGTTGCTCGTAGCAATGGTGGCCGGGGGAGTTATTACCTCTGCCACCGTTGTAAATACGGTGTATACTGGGGACACCGCTGGATCGCAGGAGGTTATTGGCGGATCGTACTTTGCACAGCAGAGCAATCCGGTGCCGCAAGGATCAACCTCTGGGTCGGGAGTCGGAGCAACCTTCAATCTAACTTACGGCACTCAGGCCCCGCAGCGAGTGATATTAACCAATCAAGAATACGCTACGCTGGTGTATTGCCAAGATGTTGTTGATCCCAATGTAATGGATGATCTATTCCAAGATGCATACGTGAAGTTGGTTGGGGCAACCATTACCATACCTCTAACCGGCGATAAGAAGCTCGCTAACTTCGCTGTGCAGGAAGCTAATCAAACTATTATGCTAGCACGCCAAGCTGATGGCAATGAAGGGCTTACTATTAATGACATCACCCCTGACTGGATACGAATCCGCGGGGTTGACTTTGCTGAACCCTATAGCGGGCCATTCACTGGGTTTGACTGGGGTGGCATGTGGCCCACATTCGGTTAGGAACTGTCCATGGGTGAGATCGTAGCACAGGCATCCTTCAATAGCGGTGAATGGAGCCCAAACCTATACGCACGTGTAGATCTCCAGAAATATCACTCTGGCGCGGCGTTGTTGGAGAATTTCTACATCGACTACCGGGGTGGTGCTAGCACTCGCCCAGGCACTAGATACATACTTCAAGCTTACAAATCCGCCACCGCGGTTCGATTGATTCCCTTCCAGGCTAGCTTCTCAGTCGGTTACGTCCTCGAGTTTGGGGACCATTACATCCGATTCTACTACCAAGGCTCGCCGATCGTCGAGACCGCGATTAACATCACCGCTGCCTCCCAGGCCAATCCGTGTGTTCTAACCATCCCCGGCCACGCCTATTCAGCCAACGACTGGATTTACGTATCCGGTATTGCGGGTATGACACAGCTTAATGGTCGATATTTTAATATACAATCTGTTGCTGGTAACAACATTACTCTTGGCGATTTAAATGGTAACAACATCAATTCTCTAACATACACTGCCTATACCTCTGGCGGTACCTCCCAGCGTATCTACACCATCGCCTCTCCATACGCCGCAGCTGATCTGGCAATGATTAAATTCGCACAGTCAACCAATGAAATGGTTCTGTGTCATCCCAACTATGCCCCCAGGTTGTTAACCGTTGTTACCACAACAAACTGGACTATCACCACTATCGTCTTTGGCTCTACTGCAACTGCACCGGCTGCGCCTAGTGTATCGACTACATTGGCCTCCGGCTCGGTGAATTATTCCTACGCTGTAACTTCGATCGATTCTAATGGTCAAGAATCTAGTCTATCCACACCTGCATCTATGACAGGCAAACAAGACATCCGCACAGTGGCTGGATCAAACAGCATCTCGTGGAGTGCTGTAACAACTGCGGTAGCATATAACGTCTATGAATCGTCAGTTAGCTACTTTGGTGTTGTGCCGAGTGGTGTTAGCTATGGATTCATTGGTACTTGCAAAGGTACACAGTTTATCGACTCCAATATTGGTGCAGACTTCTCGCAGTCACCGCCAGTCGCACAGAACCCATTTGTCGGTAGCGGACTCGGTTATCTAACCATCACTGCTACAGGCACTTATACCACTGTTCCACTCATTTCGTTTTCCGGTGGCTCCCCTAGCATAGGCGCGACAGCTATAGCCAGTCTTGGTGCAATCTCAGTGCCGACCATAACTGGTGCTGGTACCGGATTTGTTATTGGTGATACGGTTAACTTTGGCAATGGTTTAGTGCTAACTGTGCTTACTATTAGCGGCGGCACAATCACTTCATGGGCTATTGCTAATGCCGGATCTATTACCTCCGGCTCAACGCCTAGTAATCCAATAGTTCAAATCTCAACATCTGGGGCTGGCACGGGAGCCACGGCTACCGTTACTTGGGGTGTGACACAGGGTATCGTGCTAACTCAAGGCGCTGGGTATAGTTCAGCGCCAACTCCGGTGTTTTCCGCCGGTGCAGCCGCAGCGACTGCCACGCTCACAGCGACCTCTAATGGCAACCCTACAGTTCCGAGCTTTTTTCAGCAGCGACTTGTATTGGCTGCACCTCTTGGTGCTCCCCAAACATTCTACATGTCTCAGCCCGGATCGTACTTCAACTTCAACGTCACCGATCCGGTTGTTGCTAGCAATGCCATTACCGAGACGTTGGTATCTGGGGTGTTGAACACAATTAAGTCTATTGTGTCCTCCACAGCTGGTATGCTAGTGCTGACCGATAAATCCACTTGGCTTATCAATGGCGGCTCATCGGGATCTGCTGTGTCGCCCACTGCCATCGTCGCCAATGTACAGTCCAATGTTGGCACTAGCGATGTGCCGCCTATTGTAGCCAACTATGATGTACTGTTTGTGCAGTCCAAGGGCTCGGCGGTTCGGGACTTGACCTACAATATCTACTTCAATGTCTTCACCGGTACCGACATCTCAGTCACAGCCTCTCACCTATTCTTCGGCTACACCATCACTGGCTGGGCGTGGGCCGAGTCGCCATTCTATGTGGCTTGGGCCACGCGTAGTGATGGGTTGATGCTAACCTTAACGTTCTTGAAAGAGCAAGAGTTTGTTGGCTGGTCGCACCAGGTTACGCAAGGTACATACCAGTCAGTCTGCACCGTAACCGAGGCCACCTCGGATGCTGGTAATGTTGATGCTGTATATACCTGTATACAGCGTGTGGTTAATGGCTACACAGTTCAATATATCGAACGCAACGACGACCGCGCCTTGGTCGACGGACTGGCTGGAGCTTGGTGCGTGGATGCTGGGTTGCAATACAACGGCGCCGCAACCTTAAGCTTTCAAGGCGCTGAACAACTCAATGCTTGCACAGTCACTGGGCTGGCTACCGATAATCTCGGCAACATCACAATCATCACGCCGTTCGTCATGCCTATTGGAGGGCAGTTTACCTTACCTGCGCCGATACCTGTTGGTGCAACTGGCTATACCGTGGTTACGATCGGTCTGGGCTACACTTGCAAACTCCAAACTCTAGCGATCGACACCAGCCGCACCCAGATCCAGGGCAAGCTCAAGAAGATCGACCCTGTGGTGGTCAGGGTGGCAAATACCCTCGGGCTCAAGGTTGGTAATGACTTCAATCATCTAACCAACATGAAAGATCTTGTGCAAGGTAATGTTAACTCAATGCTCACTGGGCAGCAGTCGCAAGTTGTAAATGGATTGTACACCGGGGATGCACGTATTTATATGGACCCAACCTACACGGTTCCGGGGCAGTATTGTATTGAACAAGCTAATCCCTATCCCGCAACTATTCTTGGTGTGTTCCCAACTCTAATAACCGAGGATGATCCATGAACGCGCGGATGGAGGCGATTAGTTTAGTTAGATTGCAAAGCTTGGTCCAGGGCTGGACTGGTGCAGCTGCTTTGATCGCGGCCTCAAGGTTGGCCGATCCGTTACTTGAGGCTAGACTTGGCGATGAACTGCTTGGGTTTATTGGGTTTGTCCCAACCTCAACCCTATCCGATTCAGCCTACGTTTGGGTCCACACCACCGAAGCCACCAGCAATCATCGATTGGCGGTGGCTCGATTGGCCCGGCGCTGGGTACCGGCATTTCATTATCGATACCCCGAACTCTTTGGCCATTGCACGGGCCATCCCAGTAGCATGGCTTGGTTGAAATCGCTTGGCGCACAGTTCGGTCCAGTCGAACTGGGTCTAATTAAATTCACCATCGAGGTACAACATGAGTAGTCCTAGTGCAATCGCTGGCGTCACTGAAGGCGCTACCGGTGCCGGATCGCTGCTGTCCGCATTCGGCTCGCTATCGTCTGGTAGTGCTAATCAGTCAATGTACAACTATCAGTCTGGTATAGCAAATCTTAATCAACAAATTGATCTGCAGAATGCTACATTTGCCACTCAGCAAGGTGAGCAACAGGCTCAGCAGGCTGGGCTCAAACAAGCTACACAAATGGGCCAGATCAAGGTTTCCCAGGCCTCCAGCGGATTTGATGTAAACTCAGGGTCTAATAAACAAGTCCAAGACAGCCAACGACACCTAAATCAGCTCGATACCGATGTGATCAGATCTAACGCAGCTAGAACGGCCTATGGCTACACTGAACAAGCCACTGTTGCCGGGGCGCAGGCTCAATTATATTCCCAGGCCGGAGCCAATGCTATGTCTGCTGGTGAGATTGGGGCTGCGTCATCTATTCTTGGTGGCGTTAGTTCTGTGTCTAGCGAATGGCTTAAGTACAATCAGGTAGCAAGTTAATGGCTAGCCAAGTCCCCTACAGCGGCACTATGGATGTTGCTCCGCAGCTAAACCCGCTGCCGCAAGTTCATGTTGATACTCCTATTGCAGCCTTTGGTGGTGCTACGGCCGGGGCCATCACCCATATGGGCGAGGTGGTGCAGGGCGCAGGCAAGGAATTATTCGACCGCGCCTACGCGATGCAAGAGCTTAATGAAGGCATGAAGTCTGATGCAGCCTCGGCTGATGCCTTTATGAAGATGAACGAACGCTATTTGCAGTTTGATCAGCTTAGGGGTCAAGAAAGGATTGACGGGTTTAAACAGTATCAAACTGATATGGATAAGATTAGGGACGACGGAGCTAATGGACTAAGCCCAGTCGGTACGCGAGCATATCTTAGTGACACTCGACGCGCTCAATCCATGATGATCTGGCATGGTAGTTTGTTAGCTAGACAGGGGATGGATGAGGCTGAGAAGCAAGCTAGCCTAGGTAAAATTGATGCGTCTGGGAACCTGTTAGCAACTGTAAATGTTACTGACGGACCAAACTTCGATAATATAGTTAATACTATTAAACAAACTGCCGCGAATCACGTACATGATTTAACTGGGTTTGCTCCAGGCACACCGGATAATGACAATCTTGCTGCACCTTATCTGTCCAAGCAAATCGCTAAAGTAGCCATCTCCCGCAGCAACGCCGACCCGGCCGATGGCAAGGCGTTCTTCAAGAAGATGACTTCGGAAGGGTTGTTGCAGCCTGCCGATGCGGATATTATCCAAGGCCGCATCGACTCGGCGGTGTTGAATAAAACCGCCAGCACAATTGCGCACACTGTCAACGTTGGCACAGACACTGACACCAAGCCTGCCGCTATCGCCGCTAAGGCTAGGGGTGCTGCGGCTAAGGCCGATCCCGGCAACGGTGAGCTTGCCGACAATGCTGAGCAGCGCGCTGTTACTCTCTGGAACACCCGCCAACAGGTTGATTTCAAATCTGAGCAAATGGCTCGCTCGTCGTTGCTACAGACTATCGACGGGACTAATAGCAAAGATGGCAAGGTCCCGGTTTCCATTGAGGCGGCTGAGGCAGCGAATCCGGACTTCAAGGGCCATTACCTTGAGCTATCCCCTGAGTCGCAGTCCGTGGTGCTGCAACAGATCCGCAAGAACCAGTCTGTCGGTGGAGTGGTACATAATCAGCAAGGCGACTTGCAGTATTACAAGTTGATGCAGATTGGAATCAATCGAGATGCCGGATCAACTCCGGATGAGTTAAATGATCTCGCCAATGCCGATCTGCTAAGCCCTAACTTCAGTTCGCTGACTCGTGAACAGCGTCAGGGATTGTTGAAGGTTCAAGGCGAGGTCATCAACGGGCAGATACAAAACCCCAACATGACCCATGCGCTGACGCTGGGGTCGGTGCAGCAGATGCTGACGGATAACGGAATTGACAAGAAGTCTAACCCTGACGAATACAACAAGTTTCAAACTGCCTATCATGATGCTATTGTTGCTTATGGTCTTGGCGCTGAACGGTCGGTCAAGAACGACAAGGAGTTGACTGAGATTGCGCAGGGCTTAATTAATAAAAACGCTGGCGCTTGGTTCAGTGGACTGCGTGAGATTAACACCAAACAGCCGTTCGATTCAATGATCGAGTTCAGTCCGCAAGCCAAGAAGGTGGGCACAACAGCATTTAGACAGCAATACAACCGCGACCCGAACTTTGATAGCGAAGCGGATAGCAAGCTGGTCAACGATCTAGCAATGCGAATGATCTATATGAAATACGGCCAAGCCTCGCAGCCAGTCAAACCCAAGTCCACTGAGAGGGTTCCCCAGTGAACAAGCTAACTCCGATGGATCCTGGGGCCGACTTTGATCCAACGATTGATCCGTATTATGTTGGGTCGGATGACGTTGCAAGGGGCTTGGCGAGTTTTCGCAGCGAGACTGCGAATCAAATTAATCGGGGACTGGATGCGAATCCCGATGATGCCGCTGAGGCAACTGATCTGTCTAGTATCACAGGTGCTCCAGCGCCTTGGACCTTAAGCAACCTTGACCAGCAGAAGGATCAGATTAAGAAATTCGCTGCCCAGCAATTGGTGTTGAACAATCCAGATTTAGTAACCTATCTGCAATCCCATCCGATGGCAGCGTCAGTGTCCAATGACGACTGGGGGAACCTAGATAAGTATACTCGTTCATTGGCTGTAACAAAAAACTGGATGGAAGAGTTAAGCGACACACTTAGTGCGCCATTCGCCGGTACCAGCGAGGGAATGTGGGAAGGAATTAAATCTGGTTGGGGCGATGCTCCACTAGGGCAGGAAGCTGGTGAAGCTGCCTCAAAGTCTTTCAATCCCGAGACCCAACGACTTGCTTGGGCCACGTCATCGGCTGGGTGGTTGGTGCTGGAGGCGCTGGAACGAGCGGCGTCGGCTGGTATGGGCGCTGTGGCTGGTGCTGCGACTGGCGCTGCTAAGCAAGCCGGTACAGCGATCGGCGGTGAGCAACTGGGCCGTGAAGCCGAAGCCATGACCCAATGGGCTATGATGCGGGGAGATATTCCGCTGCATGCGCCAGAGGCTGGGGCTAAACCTGTTAATCCATTGCTTGATCCCGCTAAGCATGAAGCATTTATACAGTTTCAAGAAGCTTATAATGCCGCTAAGCCATGGACTGATAATGGTCTTGAACCACCAAATGGAGTGCATCCGCTGATTGATCGGGCCAAGGCCGAGGTCAATGCGGCAGTGGTAGATAGAATTGAGGCTGACCTTGAGAATGCACAGGCTTCAGCTACTCATGGACGTAGTCCAGAGATGTTTAAGACTATTGGTTCATTGGGTGATATATCACTGGGAGTGCATTCCGATGCGGCGCTAAAATTATATGGTGATAAGATTCCTATGCCTGATGATGGATTGTTGGGGTGGGCGCCGAACATTGAATCGCAGCTGATGGCCGCTAGAGATATTGGTAGCGACATTAGCATTCCGCTCAAAGATTGGTTAACTCGGGTCGATCCGCAAGTAGCAAAGGGCCTTCATGATGACATTCGAGTCTGGCCGGGTGGTATCACAGCACGGGAAGCAGGCGAGTCAGCGGAAAGCCAGCCCAAAGCCATGGTGGATGCGCCTCTGGCCGCGGTGAGGGGATCATCGGGGCTTGAGCCAATGTTTAGCCTCGGCGATCGGAAGTTAAGTCTAATAAAGGGGGTCACCGAGGACAATCAGTTCACCGAGCAGTTCGGCGGCAAGCTTGAAACCTTGAACATGCTGGACGAGAACGGTAAGCATGTCGGAGATATTGAGATTGCACCGGGAGCGGACCGGACGCTGTATGTCAACATGATCAATGGCGTGGGTGGACTGTGGGCGAATTCGTTTGGCCCAGCGTTGATGATGGACCTTAAGCGGCAGATCAAGGCGCTGTATCCTGATTATGACTACATCACTGGGCATAGAGTGTCTGGCGCACGAGAAGGTGCGAATGACTTTGGTCCGATGCCATTGCCGAAGGTTAAGCTGAGTGTCGATGATCCGTCGCTAGAAGAATACAATCGGGGCCGAGACATTCTAGCAAACGGCTGGCATCGGTACGGTAACACTTCACTATTAGCCAAGGATGCCGCCTCAGTCGAATGGACCCCTGAACAGGTCAAGTTCGGCGAAGCTGCGATGGATGAGCTCCAGCGAATTACCGGCAAGAAGGTTGGGATTGAGCCTACAACCGGTCTGTATAGTGAAAAGGCTGGCAGCTGGGCCGGTGGAGCATATGTGCCGAACAGGGGTGCACCGCCTACTATTTTGTTGGATCTGTTGAGGCCGGATGTTACAGCAACTGGCCGCCACGAGGCGGTGCATTTTCTGCGCGGATATAATTTCTTCACAGATAAAGAATGGTCGACTCTTGCCGATGCTGCCAAATCCGAAGGTTGGGCGGATCGCTATGGTATTAACGATCGCTACGCCCATGTGACTGAGGACGGGCGTACTGAGGAATCCATCGCCAAGGCATTCCAAGAATGGGCGGCTCAAGCTCCGGATGTTCGGCCGAAGACCGGTGTCGGGGCAGTGTTCCAGAAGATTATGGATTTGTTTGATTTGATTAAGGCCAAGCTTGGGTTTGGCCCAGAGGCAACCTGGGAAGATGTATTTGCAAAGGTACACTCCGGTGAGGTTGGCCAGCGTCCGGCTGGAGAGCCTAGGTCGGCGGGGGCGTTTGATATTAGGGAGTCTCTTGAAGGGCGCGACAATCTCCAAGCCCAATCGGTCGGCCTCGATCGCAAGACCTTTGATAAGCTAATGGCGGGCCTAGACAAGCGCTATCAAGAAGATCTCGAGACTGCGACCAAACGGGCCGCTAAGGAAGAAACCCATCGCCAGACCAAGGAATGGAAAGCAAACCGGGTCGAGATGGCAAAGGAAGTTGGAGCGGAGATTCGTCAGCGACCGGATGTGGCAGCGGATCAGTTCCTCGGGTCGGGCGAGTTGTTCGGCAAGAAGCTTCAGCAGCGCTATACGCTTCGTGAGGAAGACCTAACCCCAGAACAAAAGGCCGCGCTTCCAGATCATTACTACTCCAAGAATGGCCTGCCTGTTGATCAGGTCGCTGGAATGTTTGGTTATGGATCCGGCGATGAAATGATCCAACGTCTTGGCGCCCTCGAGTCCATGAAGCGCACTCCTGAGGGCGGCCGGATGCAGTCGATGGACTTCATGCATCAGTTAGTGGGAACCGAGACTGATCGGCGAATGGAGATGCGGTACGGTAGACTTGAAGACAACATCATGGACGAGGCTAAAGACACCGCCCTGTCTGAGACAAATATCAATCTGCTCCATGAACAGCTAATGGCAACTGCCATGAAGGCCGGGGTCACTATCGTCGATAAAGAAGTGATGAAGTCGGCCGCTAAGAATGTTATCAACTCTATGCGGGCGTATGGTATTAATACCTATAAGCTAATGCAGGACATGGGTAAATCGGCAAAGATCGCCGAGAAGGCACTGGTCAGCGGTGACTTCGCTACCGCGACCCAAGCACTACAGCGGCAGACCCTGGGGGCTATGGTAGCTGCTGAGGGTCGGGCGGTTGAGAAGGAAGTCGCTAAGTTCGATAAGACCACAAAGCGATTGGCGAAGCAAGTTCAGCCCTCGATGGATCCGGAGTATACTAACTGGGTTCACCAGATTATGGCCCAGATTGGTAAGAAGGTTCGGCGAAGCGGTGATGATCTGCAACGTGAGATCGATGCATCAACCAGTAAGACCCTACAAGACTTCGTGCAGAACAAAACCCAATGGTTGCAGGCTATGCCGGTTTGGGATCAGTTGTACGATCCGAAGTGGACGAAGAACTATAAAGAACTCTCAGTCCCCGAGTTTCGTTCGGTTCGCGATTCGATCGAGACCATTGCCCATAATGGGCGCGAGGAACGAAAGCTGATCAAGGCCGGTGACGAAGCGGATCGCGAGGAAAAGAAACGGGAGATGATTCAATCCATCGAGAGGTTCAAGTCTAGTGAGGCTAATCTCGAAGGTGGGTCGTCGATTGTGTCCAAGGTTCCGCGAGCGATGTTGGCTAGGACCCTGGCGATGGAGAACATACTGAATCGATGGGATCGATTTGATGTTAATGGGCCGTGGAAGCAATACGTTCTTCGTGATCTAGTCGATGGTGTGAATCAGTCCGATGCTTGGAAGAAGGAATTTGGAAAGAAGCTTGGGGCGCTCAAGGACATTGACGATATGAATCGTAATGTGCCGAATGATTTGTTTAAATCACCTGAGCGATATGGTAACCATCTGCTGACCATGAACCGCGAGGCTCTCCACTCGATCATGCTTAACGTCGGTAATAAATCCAACCTCGCCAAGATGGCTAAGGGCTGGGGGTTGGAGCCGGATGCTATTATGGGCTGGGTCTGGAATAACGCTACCGAACACGATTGGGATCGAGTCCAGGCGATCTGGGATATATTCGAAGAAGCCAAGGACCGATCGGACACGATGTATCGGTCGATCTCTGGAGTGCCTGCACAGCGAATCCAGGCGGTGCCGGTGCAGACACCCCACGGCACCTATCGCGGTGGCTACTACCCGATGATCTACCACGATCTATTTGAGGGTACCAGCCGCAAGTTAATGGGCAACGCTGGGCTGATGGGCGATGGCTTCGAAGGATTTGATCGGGCGATGCCGGGCGCCGGGTATGAGAATGATCGAACGGGATACTCGGCACCCACAGCTTTAACCCTTAACCAAATGCCTAACCGCCTCGCCCAGATGATCCACAACACAGCGGTTCGCCCTGCGGTGTTGAATGCGGTGAAGGTGTTTAAGGATCCAGAGATTCGCGCGGCGATCCAGACTCATTACGGTAAGGAATATGTTGAGCAGTTGATCCCTTACCTTCGTGGCGTGGCCAATGCCTCAAACGCCGCGATGCATGATGCGGGAGTGCTGGGTTCAGTTAGCGAGTTCATGCGACAGAATCTGATCACCGCATTGGTTGGCCTTAACCCCGGGACAGTATTAAAGCATGGCCCCACCGCCCTTGGGCTTAGTATTAAAGAAGTCGGTGCTATGCCTTTGCTCAAGGCCGTGCGCAGTATGTTCACCATTAATGAGGAAACTGGAGATAGCAACTACCGATTCGCCATGAACAATTCCCTAGAACTCCAACGCCGCGGTAGAAACTGGCATGAGAATCTGTACGGGGCAACCGGTGAGTTGCAGGCCGGATCAAAGTATGGTCAACTACGACAGACCATTATGGAGCTTAGCTCGAAGCCAGTGGCATTGTCAGATTTGATGTCTGCGGTACCGACATGGTTGGCCCGCTATGATCAGGCGCGTGGTGAAGGTAAATCCCACGGCGATGCTGTGTATGAGGCTGACTACTCAGTGCGTCGAGCACATGGATCGACGGCTATTACCAATCGCCCATTAATCACCCAGCAGATCGACCCTGGGTTTACCTCAATGTACAACTTCTTCAACGATATATTCAATCGACAACTTGAAACGGTGTGGCGAGCAGGTGAAGCCCTTGATTTAGCTAAAGAAGGCAATCACAAATCCGCAATGGCGATGGGCGCAACGGTAGCAACGGGGGTGTTTGCTTATGCAATCTGGCCCACGATTGTAGAGGAATACGTCTCGCCGCAACAGTCCAGCCCAGATGAAAGCTGGGGCAAGCGGGCGGCGAAGTCGATACTGTACACCGAAGGCGCTACGATGCCGTTTGTGCGGGAGTTCACCAACGCCTTGCTACAAGGTAAGGAACCTGAGGTTGGGTTGTTCTCGACCGAAGGTAAACGGCTGTTCGATGTCTGGAGGGATCTTGATAAGAAACAAGCCTTTAATACTCAGTACTCTGAGAAGATCATCCGCGATGCATCGAACTTCGCGGGGGCGTTGACTGGGGTTCCAGATCAAATCGGTAAGGTTGGATCGGCTGCCTATGGAGTTTCCCAAGGCATCGAACGCCCTCGTGGGCCTTGGGGATGGTTGGTTCTTGGTCGATATGGCACCCTCAAGGGCCATTCCGCGACGCTTAGGGATTACATGGCAGGACGTTCCCTGCCGAATAGGTGAAAGGAGAATATCATGAACATTCTAGTTGTCTTGATTATCGTGTTGCTATTAGTCGGTGGCGGTGGATACTGGAGTGGTTGGCACACCGCGTTCCCTGGCGGTAGCTATGGCTGGGGTGGTGGGATCGTGGGGATTATCGTGCTGCTGGTGATCCTGCATTTGCTCGGGTTGATCTAACTGAAAGGAGACCATAATGAATCAAGACCAATGGAATTCGCTAATCAGATCGGTTGTA